GAAGAACTGCTGCTTCAAAATGTAGAAATCAACATTTCGACAGAAGGCGAAAAGCCCACGGGAATGATTGCGATGGACTACCTGATTATCTATCGCCAGACAAGCGGAACACCGAGTGAAATCCTATGAAAATCATTAGAGGTAGAGAAAAGAAAGTAATTGAAGAGTCTCAATTTGAAGAGTTTAAGGCAGACGGATGGAAAGCCTTAAAGCCGGAAGAATCACCGGCAATTTCTAACAGCCAACAAAAGGAAACTCAATGGCAGTTACAAAAGGAAGCGCCGGAGTCATTAAATCCGGTGCAACAACAATCGGAGAAGTCAAAAGCTACTCAATCGACCAAACCGCAAACACCATCGACACCACGCAACTGAGCGATTCAGCTCAAACGTTTGTCGCTGGATTAACTAGTTTTTCAGGAAGTTGTGATGTTTTCTGGGACCCAGACGATACCGGACAAGCAGCGGTTGGCGTAGGCTCTAGTGTCACGCTGAATCTGTATCCAGAAGGAACCGCGACGAGTTCAACCTACTATTCCGGCTCTGTTGTGATTACCGGAGTTTCACGCTCTGGGGCAATCGATGGGACGGTAGACGCAACAATCAGCTTCCAAGGAAGCGGAGCATTAGCAGAAACCACAGCGTAAAAATAAATGACTGACATTCTATCACGAGCAAAAGCTCATTATCGTGACAGGCTTTCAGCGCCTCTACAATATGTTGAGGTTCCTGAATGGCCTGACGAAAAAGGCGAACCCACGAAAATCTATTATCGCTTATCAATGACATTGTCAGAGCAACAGGAGATTCTGGCGCTAAACCAAGCTGGCAAAGTGGGTGAAGCCTTGATTGCAACTTTGATTGCAAAAGCGCTTGACGAAGATGGAAAAAAACTCTTCAAGCTGGTCAATCGGCAAGAATTCATGCGGCAGGTAGATTCTGAAGTTATTGCTCAGATTGTCAGCCAAATGAACCAGGACGAAGGACTAACGGACGAGCAGATTGAAAAAAACTGAGAGAGTCACCCGACCTCTTTATTGCTTTTCAGCTTGCGGAAACACTTCACCAGCCGATCCGCGAGGTGATGAGCTGGACGGTGGACGAAATTAGGGGTTGGGTGGCGTACTTTCAAATTCAGGCAGAAAAGCGAAAATCTAAGTAAATGGCGAATAACACCACGATCACCATTTCAGCCGTAGATAAAACCCAAGCGGCTTTTAATTCGGTTGATCGTTCGCTCAAAAAACTACAAACCACCTCATCCGCAGTCGCTCGCTCAGTGGGTGGCCTGACAACTGCGCTCAATGCTGCAATTGCCGCCTTTGCCATTGATAAACTAATTAAATTTAGTGACGCAGCAGCAAATATTGATTCTCGCCTCAAGCTTGTCACCTCAAGCACTCAAGAACTCACAAGAGCACAATCAGCTCTTTTCAAAATTGCCCAATCCACCGGAAATTCGTTTGAGTCAACGGTTGATCTCTACTCTCGCCTCGCCCGTGCTACTGCTCAACTAGGCACTACAAACACCGACTTAGAACAAGTCACCAAGGCTCTTTCTCAAGCAATCACAATTTCCGGCTCTAGTGCCGCCAGCGCACAAGCCGCAATGATTCAACTTGGTCAAGGTTTTGCCGCTGGTGCGTTGCGTGGTGAAGAATTGAATTCCGTTTTGGAACAAACCCCAAGAGTCGCCAGAGCGATTGCGGACGGTTTGGGAATCACGGTTGGACAATTAAAAGAATTCGGAAAGGAAGGCAAATTAACCGCTGAAGCCGTTTTCAATGCGCTGAAATCGCAAAGTGATGTTTTAGAGCAGGAGTTTCAGAAAACCAACACAACGATTGCTCAAAGCTTTACGATTGTTTCAAATTCAGCGGTTCGATTGGCTGGCGTTATCAACGAAGTGACAGGCGCAAACTCCTCGCTAGGTGGCGTTCTGCGTGACGTTTCATCAGCGCTGGATGATATTCTTCGTGCAGACATTGCCTTCTATTTCGAAAATCTTTCGGCGATCGTCAAAGCGCTGATTGCGCCTTTTGCCAATGTAATCGACAAGATTGGCGAAATGATAGGTCAAGGCGATTCAGTGATAGGATTCGCCAAGGTTTTTGCCGCAGTCCGGTTAGCGGTTGAGTTGCTTTCTGCTTCGCTGATTTTCCTCACCGATTTGATTTCCGGTTCTGTGATTGGGGTAGCCTTCCGAGCGCTTCAGGTGACGTTCAAGACTATCGTCCTCGACATTACGAATCTAATCGACAAAGTCATGCTTCTGGATGACGTGTTGAGTGTCGCAGCAGCAGCAGCGCAAACCTATAATCCATTTGCTGATGACGAGGAAGCTGCACAAGGACTGATTCAAGCCCAGCAAAATTTAGCCACTGAATCCGACAAGGTTTATAAAAGCTACCTACAGCAGAAGAACGCAATTTCTGAAATTGACATTATCGGAAAATCAACGGTTCAGAACGCAAAGGATGTTTTTGCACAAGGCAAGAAGAACATTCAGCAAGCCATTGACAATTATACGAATGGCGTCAAAGCCTATGACATTGCAAGAAAACAAGAAAAGGTTGAGCGAGCAAAAACCGAAAGCCTTCTCAATCAAAGTTCAGCGTTAAAAGAACAAAAGAAAACCAATCTTGAAAATACCAAAGCGCTGAAAGAACAGGAAGCGCTGGCACTCGCCAAACAAAAACTAGTTGAACTTGCGGCTTATGAAAAAATCAAAAAAGAAGTCGAAGAAATCACAAGACAGCTAGAAATTCAGGAACAGGTTAAACTCGCCCAGGAAGCATTAAAAAGAGCAGCCGCAGAAGAGAAATCACTTGCCCTTTTAGAAAAGCAGTCCAAGGTTGCGCTCGCAATTGTTGAAGCTCAAAAAGAAGCTAACAAAACAATCAGCGATAGAATCCAAGAAGGCGCACAAGGACTAGTTGAAAACGACACCTTCCAACAGGTCGCTGGCGCGGCTGGCGCTTCCGGATCAAGAGCCGCAAATATCGCACAAATCACAGCACAGAAAGGCGTTGAGCAAGGCTTGCTGGCGCTAGTGCTTTCCAATGAAAAAGTTCAGGAAGCCTTAACAAAAGTTTTCGACGCAATCTTTGCGCTCATTGACCCAATTATTGACGCCTTGGTTCCAGTGATTGACGCCTTGATTCCGGTCATTGACGCAATCCGACCACTGTTTGAAAAGCTCATTCCTGCCGTTGAAATCACTGCTGAACTACTCGCCAAACTCATTAAACTGATTGGGCCACTGCTGACGCTGATTGTAAAACTGGTTGAAGCGTTTGAAGCGCTCTATAGCGTTTTAGTGTTTCTCACGGAATTCGCAATTGACAGCATGGTTAAAGTGATTGAGCGTCTACCTCAAATGATTTTCGACTCAATCACTGGAGCTTTCACTGAGTTGCCCAATGCCATTGCAACCGCAATTAAAGACGTTTTGCCAGACTTTGGCAGTCAACTGACCGGAGGCGACAATTCAGTAATTGGCCAGGCGGTTGGTTTTGTTTCGGGTAGCGTTTCTTCTGTGGCTTCTGCTTTGGGCTTCAAACAAGGCGGACTCATTCCCAAGGCTGAAGCCGGAATGTTGGTAGGGGCTTCTCATTCAAGAGGCGGACAGTTAATCAATGCCGAAGGTGGTGAATACATTTTCAGCCGGTAGGCCGTTCAAAGCTTGGGTGCAGGCCGCTTGAACGAGTTAAACAATGGCGTTGACCGAAGCAATGTAGTCGTAAATATATATGACGAAACAGGCAAACGAATCAGAGAATACGATTCAGCGATCCGTGTTGAGATCAAGGAGAGAGCGGCACGAAACAACCAATTTCCAGCAGTGGCCTAGATGTCTTTTCAGGTAGACATGGATCTGACTTCTGCGCCATTTACAGACGCTGTTTATTATGTAAGTGATACGCCTTCAACCTGGAAGAATGACAGATTTTATCAGCCTTTTATTACTGCGCCACCATTTATTGAATTGGGCGATTATGACGCAGGCTGGTTGAGCGTTAATGTTGGCAATCTTCAGTTAGTAAATCGGCCCAATGACGCAAGCCATCCGTTTTCTGGCGCAAACTACACGGCCTTACTAAGTTCACCAGCTACCGCGATTCCGGTGATTCTCAGGTACAACGGCAAGCAGTTACTTGACGGAACCGCAATTTTAAACAACCTAACTTCAGAGTCTCTTTCTTTTCAGTTAGAAGCCAAAGTCCAGCGAACCAACCTGTTG